AGTTCGCACCCGTCGCCCAGTTCGCACCCGTTGCCCAGTTTGCATCCGTAGCCCAGTTTGCATCCGTAGCCCAGTTTGCATCCGTAGCCCAGTTCGCACCCGTCGCCCAGTTCGCACCCGTTGCCCAGTTTGCATCCGTAGCCCAGTTTGCATCCGTAGCCCAGTTTGCACCCGTAGCCCAGTTCGCACCCGTAGCCCAGTTCGCACCTGTTGCCCAGTTTGCATCCGTAGCCCAGTTTGATATTGCGCGCCTCAAATTCGGAGGCTAATTCAGAAAGTTCATTGTACTGAAAGGGTGTCCAGCCTTTGCCTGAAATCCAGAGATAAATTGTTTTCATGGTGGGTATGTTTTGTGTTTAAAGTCCGTGGTTGTTAGCCCATATCACGAGTTCGGCAAGCGTTGTCGACCCTGTGCGACGCATAGCGTTTCGTTTGTGTGTTTCGACCGTCAACTGGGAGAGTGACAGTATTTCGGCAATCCGTTCGGTCTTACATCCCTCTTTATATAGGCGGACAATCTCTTTCTCCCGCATTGTCAGGTTAGTATTAAACTCTGGGTTACAGATTACTTTATAGTATTTGCACTCCCCCACCAGCGGACAAGCAACATTCTCGAAGTTGAACCGGCCGAACTCGTCCATATCGGGTATTTTATCATACATCCCGAAGTTGCAGCGGATGAATCGGTGGGCGCACCTGTATTTGAAGTAGGAGGCATTCGCTTTGCTCTTGTTGTAAATCTCCGACAACGCCTTGAATGCCTTGGGGTAATCCAGTTCAATAACCGAGAACAAAGCATCCGTAAGCTCTTTATCTTCTTCCATGTAGGTGCGCACTCCCTTTTCATCGCGGATCTGCACCTCTCCTTCGGGTGAGTTAAAAAACTCTACGTTATTTAACCTTTGCATGGGTACCTTTGTATGGATAATCTTCTGGGAATAATGCGTCGCCGGGTAACCTATTTTCAGAGAATTTATATACACAGAATGCTATGTTATCCCTGTCTGACTTGTCAGGACGGGTGCGTCCGTGCGCCCATCGCCATATTGTTGTCTTGTCCTTTCCTGTCACAAGACGAATTTCTGCCCACAACTTACTTTTGCGAGTCTTCCCAAGTGTAGAAACATATTCTTGGAACGGCAACTTTACAGCGCGCTGATTTGCAGTATTCATATTCATATTATTTGTCCAGTATTGCCATGATCCGCTCAACGCAGGCGGCCTGCTCCTCGAGTAGTGCCGTCAAGCGGTCAGTCGATTGAATTACTTCGTTCATATTGCATCGTGCTTTAGTCACCATAGTACATTCCTCGGACACCATAGAAACCTGTCGGCACTTTCAGCAGTTCGGGGCGGTACTCCGTGGCCTTCGGCTGCTCCGTCGGGCGGTTCTCGATCTTCGCGGTCAGCATCGCCAACTTCTCGTTGCGCCAAGCCTTGCGCAGGCAATCCCCCAAACTCTTGCCCGGCTGTACCTTTTTAAGGTACCAGGCGTTCTTCATGATCTTCGATTTGTCGTAAGTTGCTTTCATCGCGTTGTCCGTTTTTATTACCTTCAAAAAGGTACAATCGTCAAATATTCAGTCCCCACGCTTGCGTTTTTCATCTTAAATCGTATATTTGTATCAGTTTTGTGGGTTTCACATTGCAAATATAGAATATAATTCTAAGAATTCGATGATTTTCTTAGAATATTTGCATAAATAATATTTATACGATTTTAAAATAATATTAAGCCTCTGATATCATGACCCTTAAAGAGAGAATCCAAGCGTATTGTCAGTATAAAGGGATTTCTGTTTCGCAATTTGAGAGACAGGCGGGGCTTTCAAATGGATATTTTAAAGAGGGGAGCAAAATGCCTCGCCCTGACAGAATCTCTAAAATTCTAAACAAATTTCCTGATATCAATAGAAACTGGCTCCTATACGAAGAAGAGCCCATGCTCAAAACTACCGACCAACCTGTCAGCCAAGGAGGCGAAGACGTCACGCCAACGAAAGCTGAAATAAACAACTTAGATACTATGGAGAGAATGAAATTTTTTGAAGCTCTCGAACGGCGAGATCGGGAAGTATCCAGATTGATCACCATCATCGAGAAGATGCAAGGCATCACACCTGGGGCAGAAGCTGCTGCCCAAAAAAAAGAGGCATAGCGGTATTCTAATTAGCCTTGTACCTTCTCCATTTGAACGAGCGAGATGTAACAAAATAGAGCCATATGGTTCTGAAGTTATAAACAAATAAAAATACATTTAAAGGAGATTACGGTCTCCTTTAAAAATGACCGGGGCGTCGGAAGGCTAAAACATAAAAACTTCGGATTATTTCAATAGCACAAATATTTTTTACTCTTTTCTTACCAACTCATTTCGATAGGGGTAAATTCATAAACTCATGAAAAAACTTTTACTAATAATTATTACTTTAGGTATTACCTATAATGTCAATGCGAAGCAGCCTTATAACCTTAAAAAGGCGCAAGAAATAATTGCCGCGCATAATGTTGCAAGTTTGGCTATTATCCATGAAGGGAAACAACTTTATTTTGACCCAGAAACGAAATCATACGTGCCGAAAAAGGATTTTATAGAAAAATATGGGCGTCAGGCCGTACAGCAAATTAACGACTTGGAATCAAATAGGTTAAATGAAGAGGCAAAAGCAGCGTCTATAGCGGAAAGAGAGAAAATACAATCACATGCTTTTGATAAGCTGATGAACCTTAATTCGTATGAAAGCGTTTCGTATAGTAAAAACGAATATGCTGACATTTTAGATATTTTAGATGGTAACCATGATGGGAATATTGATTATTTAAGCGCGGCACTATTTTTTAGGGATCAAGTTGCCGGTATAGACAACAACGGCAACATATCAATGATTAACATTATCCAAGCACCATCGTTATCTAAAGATCAGATATATATTCAAACTAACTCATGGTTCGTTCACACATTTAATTCAGGAAAATCAGTAATTCAATTAAATGAAAAAGATGCGGGGACTATACTCGCGAAAGGTTATTTGAAAAACATTGCAGAACAGGTCTGATTTGCAATTAGTTATGAAATCAGCGCCTATGTTCTATTTCGGATAGATATTAAAGACGGTCGAGCCCGACTTATTACAACCATCCAAGAATATGAATCAGTAAATAGAGGAGGTGTTGCGGGGGCGATGTCAGGGAATGTTTCGACAACAATGAGCACTTACAAACCGGAAGCGGTTTTCCCTTTTGTTGATGCCGCTGCTGGATTATCCCGGAAAGCTGGGGCCAAAGCGTATTGCGCTTGTTGTATGTATATGATTGCAATGAAGAATCAATTAGAGAAAGCAATTAAAAATGGGATAACAAGCGGAGATGTAGAAGACTGGTAATCTACCATCCTACCAACGCCCGCCCCGACTTTCGCCGGGGCTTTTTTACTCAAAGTATATAATTATTCACTACCTTTGTGCGTTTTTTAGCATGAAATATGTTATATTTGTAACAAAGACCCACTGCTATGCTTGAGACTATATGGAATTGGATCATGCAAAACTACCCTGGCATATTCGCTATGCTGGTGGTTGCGGCCGTTGTATGGACAGTTAGTCGTTGGTATTTTAAGTTTGAGGCAAGAGTAAAAGCGTGTGAAGCTCATGAGCCAGCTATTGAAGAGATAAGAAACGATGTGAAAACCTTGCGTAAGGATATTGACAGCGTTAAAATGGATGTGAAGAGCATCAAAGATTATTTGGTAACAAAAGATCAAAAAGCAATAAACGTTTTAGCGATGAAAAATAGTCCGATGGTTCTCAATGAGAACGGCAAACAAATATTCGATATTATTGTAGGCGATAAATTCCTCGCTGATAATAAGATGCTCTTATTTGAGCGTATTGATAGTAAAAAACCTCGTACTCCGCTGGACGTAGAGATTGCGTCCAAGGAGGTGCTTATAGACCTTTTGAGTAGTCCCATATTCGATGGGATTAAAAATATAGTATACAACTATCCATCTATTCAAATTAAACAAGAGGGCAAAGAAGTTGATTATGCTATCTCCATCTCGGATGTGTGTTTCGTGTTGAGCATCCCACTGCGTGACATGTATTTGGAATCGCATCCTGAAATAAACACACAGGATGACAAAAAGAATGATTAAAACGCAACAGTATAGCGAGCGCATACCCGTTATTTTATATGAGGAGGATAATATCCATTACGCTTATTGCGAGTTTCTTGATATACTCGGATACGGCAATAACGAAGAAGAGGCGAAATGTTCTTTTGAGATCATGCTTGATGAAATATTAAAATATGAAGCAGTAGAAGGAATAAAGAACAATCTGCGGACAATGGGATGTCCTGCGCAGGATTTGATTGACTACATGAATAAATAGCGAGAAGTTCGTTCAACATCAGCCCCGGCCGTATGACCGGGGCTTTTTTGTACCTTTAGAACAATAAACACCACCAAAGTAAGGTTCTCTTATGGAGAAAACACAAACCTTTAGAACAATCCACCCAAGAATAAAAGCCTCAAAAATTAGGAGCGGAATCCATTGTTATTAAAATGCCTGCTCCCACCTTTGCCCTGAGAGATTGTTTTTCATGGCAGAAGGGAAGCTGACGATAAAGCAGGAGAAGTTCTGCAACAAGTACCTCGAGTGCGGCAACGCATCCGAGGCGTACTGCTTTGCATATGGTTGTAAAGGATGGTCGGACGAATCTGTCAACGTAGCTGCCTCTAAACTGTTAAAAACCGCTAAGGTTTCGCTAAGGGTAAAACAACTTCAAGCCCAATTAGCCGAAAAAGAACTTATCACCAAAGAGGAGCTAATCCGGCTTAATGTATCCATCATTAATGCCGACGTACTCGATTTTGTCGATGCCGATATGGTTGATATGAAAACCGAATATGGCGTACGGCAGGTTGCGTCTATTTCTTTCCAAGACCTTAAATCTCTTCCACCCGAGAAACGCCGTTTAATTCAATCCATAAAAATAGACCGTTCAGGCAGCCCAGTTGTGGAATTGATGGACAAGAGTAAGGCGATAGAAACTATTAACCGAATGCTTGGCTACAACGCTCCGGAGAAAACAGCCAACACCGACACCAAGGGTAATGATATTTCGCAGCCCACATTCAACACAGATAGGTTCTTCCAACTTATGCAAACGATCAGAGGCAATGACTGATTATTCCAGTGTAGGCGACTTCTTGTTGAAGGAAGGGTGTTTGGCATTTACGGCTGTAATGTTCGAGGCTGTGAACAAACAACCTTTTCGGATTGCGCCCCATCATCGAATAATATGCCATAAACTCGACCAGGTACTGCGCGGAGAGCATCCAACCAATCGGTTAATGTTTAATATTCCGCCACGGCACTCTAAAACAGAATTGGCGGTTGTATCTTTTTCTGCATTGGGTTTTGCACTCAATCCTCGATCTGAGTTTATGCATCTTTCGAGTAGCGATCAGCTCACGACCCGGAATGTTACGAACATACGAAGGATCATGGAGGATCCCAATTACCGCGCATTCTTCCCAAATGTCGAACTGTCCAACAATGCCAAAGGAAGTATATCCACCTCAAGCGGGGGCGTAATGTATGCGGCTCCCTTTATGGGTCAAATAACAGGGTTTGGATGCGGTAAACTGGGAGCACAAGAATTCAGCGGTGCAATGAGTATTGACGACCCAATGAAGGCTCAGGATAGCTACTCCAGTACTACCAAAGAGCGCATTGGCGAACTGTGGACTTCTACATTCAAGAACCGTCTTAATGACGTTCGCACCCCGGTCATTGTAACAGCTCAAAGGCTCGCTCCAGATGATTTTTGCGGGTACTTATTGCAGCTTGAAGGCACGATAGAGGAAGGTGGAGAATGGGATGTTGTCAAATTCCCCGCAATCTTAGATGCAGGGCTGCCTACCGAGCGTGCACTTTGGGAGGATCGGTTCGCGCTTGATAAATTAAAGCGATACCAAGAAGCGGATCCCTTCATATTTGAGACCCAGTACATGCAGAATCCCAAGCCTCTTGAGGGATTAATGTATCGTGAATTCCGAACATACGACGTTATCCCCTACTCCAAAGATTGCACGCATAAGAATTACACCGATACAGCAGATACGGGAAGCGACTATCTATGTTCGATATGTTACGACGAATTACCCGAGGGAAATTATGTGACCGATGTGCTCTACACAAAAAAGCCCATGGAGTATACCGAGCCCAAAACAGCCGAGATGCTCGCCAAAAACAACACCGAATGGGCAAACATTGAAAGCAACAACGGGGGCCGTGGCTTCGCGCGCAATGTAGAACGCATCTTACGGCAAATGAATATTACTCATACCACAATCAGCTGTTTCTCCCAAACAGACAATAAGCAGGTGCGCATATTTACCAAGTCGGCAGACGTCAACAACATGACATTTTTCCCGACAAATTGGGACAAAAGATGGCCGGAATTCTATCAGGCCATTATGGGATACATGAAGGAAGGGGGCAATGCGCATGACGATGCCCCCGATGCGCTGACCGGATGCTTTGAAAAGCGCAGCACACCGATACAAGACGATGATTTAAGTGATATTAATATTTGGTAAACAATGAACTTTTTAGACCGCCTTTTTACTTTTTTCCAAAATAAAACGCTCAATGCCTTGGGGGTTGAGAGGGATTTAATGGAGCTTATCAAGGCAAAAGACATTAGCCAGGCGATGTCTTTAATGGAAGATCATGACGAAGAAGCAATGCAGGCAATACGGGAGTATAATCCGGAACTTCACGCCATAATGAAGCGCCCGAATAAATCAAGAAAGGGACAGGAAGATTACCGCACGGAGAAATTGCCCCGTACTCGTCAACGCTATATAAATGAGGTAGAATTATTCTTTTTACTGGGTAACCCTATCAAGTGGCGCTTATCCGATGAATCGGGAGATCCGGATGCTTATGCCGCATACAGGCAATTCCTCCGCGATTTAAGGTTTGACAGTAATATGAGACAGGCAAAGCGACTGGCTGGATGCGAAAGGCAGAGTGCTAAATTGTACCATATATACAGAAATGATACTACGGGACTTCCTGAGGTTAAAGTGGTCGTACTTTCCATGTCTAAGGGATACAGCCTTCGCCCCATGTTCGACCAATATGGTAATATGTTGGCATTCGGGTGTGGATATTATCTCAAAGAAGGATCGCGCACAGTAGAGCACTTTGACATCCACACACCAGCTTTCATATTTCGAGGTAAAAAGTCCAAGATAGGATGGGATGTTGCCCCAATTATCAACCCATCAGGTAAAATAAATATTATTTATTATCCACAGGAAACGGCATGGGATGGATTGCAGCCCCGAATTGATCGGGAAGAAATTATCGATTCAAAAACAGCAGACACCAACAATTACTTTGCGGATCCAATGTACATTGCCACCGCAGAGGTTATTAGAAATCTTCCCAAAGCTGATTCTCCCGGAAAGGGGATCAAGCTGTCAAGCAAAGATGATCGGTTTGAATATCTTAATCCACCTATGTCGTCTGAAACGAGGCAGCAGGAAAAGTCGGATTTAAAAGAATCTATACTTTTCGATACGTTCACTCCCGAATTCACGCCCGAAAAGATGGTGGGATTGGGTACCTTATCCGGCGAGGCAATCAAGCGAGCGATGGTTCTTGGGTATATAAAACGTGATAATCGAAAAGAGATATACGACGAACTCGTCGACCGGGAAAAGAACCTAATATTGGCGATTATGATGAATGTAACTCATATCCATATGAGAGACAAACTCGCCACCCTCAAGATCGAACATGAATTTTCGGAGCCCTTCAACGAAGATATTACTGCAAGGTGGCAATCCATAGGGAAGGCCTATAATGATGGTATCCTATCTCTTGAGGAATCAGTAAAATTAATGGGAGTGTCCGACAACTACCAAGAAGAGATCGAACGGATAAGGAAGAATAAAGAATCAAGCGTTTCAGGCGCATCTCAAAAAGGCGAAGAAACAAACCTTTTGACTAATTACACCCAAAATAAGAGTATCGCGCCTCAGCAAGAATAAAACCATTAGAACAAAAACAAAAATATTATCCTTATCCATTGTTATTAAAATGCCCGTCGAAATCTTTGCAACAGAGATTAATTAAAAGAATATGAAAGAAAAACTTTTAGCACTGCTCCAAACCAAATTTCCGGGGGTGGACAATGCGATCCTCGACCGAATCGCAACGAAGAAGTCAGAGAATGTAACGGACGAAGCGCAATTACCTACCATAGCAGAGGGGATTGGCTTTCAGGACGTGTTAACCAGCTACGGCGACTACCGTGCAGGGGATGCGCAGCAGACCGCAGTCAAGAACTACGAGAAGCGGCATAACCTCAAAGACGGGAAGCCTATCGAGCAACCTGCCACAGGGGGGCGGCAGGCGAATACTCCTCCCAGTAGCGAAGAGCCCGAATGGTTTAAAGCCTACAAACGCCAGCAAGAAGAGCGTGAAAATGCTGTAAAAGCAAAGTACGACGCCTTGGAAGCAGCACGTGTAAAGGCCGAACGAGACGGACTTATTCGCTCAGCAGCTAAAGCGGCAAACATCAATGAATCGGCGTTGGACGACATTCTCGGGCTCGCTTCCGCGATGAACGAGGAAAAGCCGGACGAAATGAATATCAAAGAAAAGTTCGCGGCTATACAGACGCGATTCGTTGCCGCAGGGCTTGAGGGGCAGAAAACGGCATTCCCCCTCTCCACATCTGAGGCTCAAAGCAAAGAAGAGGCCAAAATGTGGGCTGAAAATCTGCCGGATGCAAAATAAAAACAGCAACAAACATGGCTATTAAATTCGAAAAGACACAAGTTAAGGGCGGGTTTCCGGTATTCTGGCGCGGGGAGTGCGAAGTGCTGCCGGGTGATTTCGCCTTGAAGGGCACTTATCCGGAAGGCACGATACTCAAGGAAGGGACGCCCCTCAAACTCGATTTCGAGAACATGCAATGCACGATCTGCAAATCCGCTCGGATTGTCGAAGGAGGCACCACAACCAAGCCGCGTGTCGTGAAAGGCTCTCTGTTCCAAATCAACGATACCATCAAGGTTGGCGAATCCTCCGGCACAGTAAAGGGCATCAGCACTACCAATGAATCCTACGATGAAATCACCCTTAGCGCAGCAATGACCGAAGCCGTTGCCGGGGCCGATCTGCTTGGCGGGGACGAAATGCCGGATGCAGTTATCGAAACGACCAAGAAATATACTACCACAAATGGGTTCCCTACGGTTTCGGCAGCTTACGGCGCCCGGATTCTCAAGGATGTGGTATATCCTATCCCGGCTGCATGGTTGCAAGGTTTCAGCCTGAAAAACAACCATGAAATAAAGTACATCAGACAGTAAAAGGCAGGTAAACAATGAGTGAAGTATATTATTCTTCTATTTTCAGCGAGCTGACCAAGCAGGTGCAAGCTCGCATCGACGCAGCATCTGAACTGCGCAAGCGCTTGTTCGACCAAAATGTCTACGAGCGTTTTTTGGAGTGGGACACCCCCATGGTAGGGTTCAATTTCGAAGAGATCATCGGCTCGTACAATCTGAGCGTGGCAGCCGCCACCTTGGATTCGAAAGGCAAGGAGCCCATTATAGGATCTGAAGGCCTGGCTACAATAGCCAAGAAAGTCCTCATTCACCAAATGACCCTACCGATGCCCATTGAAGACTATCGGAAGGTACTTCAGCTGCTGGATTCACGCATGATCTCAGATCAGGCAAAGAAACAGCAACTCGTAAACCTCATGTGGGGCGGCGTTGAACGGGTCGTAGAATCCGTACAGGCCAAAATAGATATCATCTTCCTGGGTGCCCTCTCGAACAAAGGGGTATTTTCATTCACTCAGGAAAACAACCCCGAAGGAGGTGTGCGAGGCAATATCGACTATGGCATGCCGCAAGAAAACATCGCCACAGCAGATACACAGTGGACGGAGGGCAACATCGACACGGTCGATGTATTCGAGGATATCCAAGGCGTTGTCGATGCAGCTCAGGAGAAGGTGACCTTCGACCGCATCCTTCTGGATCAAAAGCGGCTTTCGTACATCTTGCGCAGCAAGAAGATGAAGCAAGTCATCTTCGGCACGGACAAATCATCGTCCCCTCTTCTGCTGGCCTCCCTGAACGAGTTTATGCGATCGAACGGCCTGCCCGTATTCGAGGTGATCCGACGGATGACGCGCATTCAGGACAACGGCAAGATCCGCGAATACAAACCATGGAACGACAAGAGCCTCGTATTCGTGCCGGAGGGTCGTCTCGGCGTCATCAAAAACGCTTACGCGGATAACGAACTTCGCCCCGAGCCGGGAGTTGCCTACTCCAACTACGGACGCATCCGCATCTCGCAGTGGGGCAAAGGCGAGACGGACAACTCGAACGGCGTGGAGTTTACGAAAGCACAATCTATTTCGCTGCCCGTCATTACCGAGATCAACGGTATTTACTCGCTGAGTGTAGAATCGTAGAAGTGCATGACGGTCGCAGAATGCATACATCAGGAGTTCAGCATGGTCGGAACCATCTCCGACTATGGCGTTCGCCGCTTCGCCAGGGAATGGGGTTACGATCCCAACTCCCTGGCGGGTAGCGACCATCAGCAACAACTAATCGCCAAGCGCGTATCTGAGTTCATCGACAGCCTGATAATGCACCCTCTGTCGGTAAGCGAAAACGGGCATTCGGCGTCCTGGTCTGAAAGCGCCATGAAGCAACGGGCACAACTGATGCTTCGGCAATATGGCATCACGCCCGGCGAAGAATTGAGCAGCTCTATTGGCCTGTCCTCGATAAAGGATGCTTCGAACTTGTGGTAATATGTATTTCGCGCCCCACATACTCTATTTGAGGAACGATCCTCCCAAACAATACGACGAACTGGGACGTCCGATAGCTATGTCCGAAAGTGATGCATGGCAGGAAATAGGTGATTGTCGTTGCGACGACGACACAACCGTCCGCCTTGTATCAGAGAACGGGGAGCTACACCAATCGAAATACCACGTCGTATACGAAGGGAGAGGAGTGCCCAAAGGAGGCTACGTGAAGTGCATAGACAAGGCGACCGGCACGGTACGGGGCGAAGGCTCTGTGGCAATAGCCAAGGTAAACAACTATTTCAACGCTTCAGACCTTTGGATATGATTACAACAGGAGACGCGCGCAACATACTGTTCTCAGCGTGTAAGGGGTTTGGGATAAAAGACATGCACACGTCATGGGCTATCCCTGTAGGGAAAGTCAATAGAGAGCGCATCGTCGTTATCACACCGCCCGAGCAGACGCCGGATACGTATTGGGAAAATTGCTTTGTAGCTGTCAACCTGTGCGTCCCTGACATCAAGGGAGAAGCGAACCTCAGACGGCTGGACGAACTCGAACGGGCAGCCAAGACGAGATTTAAGGAATGGACATACGGCACTTATGACGGATCCGCATACAGGTACAGGTATGAGAACATCGGCCGCGAAGAAGATGTGAACCTCGGATGCCACTATATCTACATCAGAGTACTATTCAGAGTATTAAACATTAAAAACAACTAAAACAATGGCAAAAGTAATAGCAGTAGGAATCAAGAAGCTGTATTATACAGACCCCGCGAAGGTCACAGGAGATCTTACGGGCACCATGCTGGGAACCATCATTAAAGATCCCGCCACGAAACAGGTGGAAAACATCCACCAAGACACATGGAGCATCGAAGAGGAGGAGCCGTCTACCACGGAGTACAGGAATCAACTCACCAATGGCGTATATCGCCAAGACACCGAAATGGGGAACATCCAGATGTCGTTCACTATCGGCCAATACGACTATGAAACCAAGGCAGCCTTCATGGGCGGCACTGGATCAGAGACGTCATGGAAGCGTGCGCGAGGCGTCACGCGCATTGAAAAATGCATGATCGCCATGACGGAGGACAACCAGTATTGCGTCTTTCCGAAAGCCTCGGTTATCGCCCGCAACACCAACAATGATGGCGCCGTAGGTATCGGTGTAGCAGCTGCCGCCCTGGAGCCCGACAATGCGGCGGTCTCGTCGGAATATTGGTTCGATTCTTCGGAGGTGGACACCGAATAAGAGCCTCTTAGTCATCAGTAGCCAAGGGGTGGGAGGCGTGTGCCCCTCACCCCTACTTATTAAAAACAATCTTATGAAATTGGAATTTATAAGTATCCGCATCGCATCGAAAGGATACACTGTATACAAGATGTCCCCCATGACGGCAACGCGCATCATGACGGCGCGGGACGTTAACAAAGATCCGGACGAGAGTAAGGCGTGTATATCGGCAATGGCATACAGTATAGCCCTGGCCATCGCAGGTAGCCGTAACATATTCGCGGGCATCAGGGCGTGGTTTTTACGCCGCAGATTCATGAAACGGGGCACATTCAACGAGTTGTTCGACTGTTACCAGAAAATACTACTGATGATACCCCTTGAGGACATTGCCTCGGTTGCTGCCGTAATGGAGGGATTGTCCGCAACAATATCCAAAGATCATGAGTAAATCGGCGGATATTGTCGCCAGATCATTGTTGAATACGCATCATGTGTCGGTAAAGCTCGGGGTACTTAAATTCCGGATATACCAACCGTTTGTGAAAGATTTGGCAAGGGCATTCGCCGGAGGGAAAATAGACGTTTCGATCTCCGGAAGGCAAAAATATTCCATGGAAACAATATCCAAGCTGCTTTTTCGGCGCTCATGGTGCCAGAAACTATTCCTGTGGTACGCCAAACGGTATGCCACCTATGAAGATATTTCCGCTGCGACCATGAAAATAGCCGACATCGTATCGGGCAAAGACTTATTCGATTCGGTGAAGATCGACAAAACACGCCGGAAAACAGTGTCTGAAACCGTCGGGAATAATACGATAACGGGCATTATTGCAACGATGATGGATCAATTGAACATCTCCTACAACGAAGCCTTCCAAGGCATAAACTACCCTACCATGCTCCTCATGATGACCGACAAGGTGCGCACGCTCGTAGGAGACGAAGAAAAAATAGTGCGGGGATCGGGCGCTGATATGGCCCGGAGAAGAAGCAATAAGAAAATAGGCGATAAAGAGCAACAATGAGCGCATTATCATTCAAAATAAACGCGGAAACCGATAAACTCAAGAGTTTTATCACCATGCTTGAGCGGTTGCGGCAGGTGCTGTCCGAGATTCCGGACAGCACAAAGGAATTCGACGTCATAAACCGTAAAATTGGCGAGATGGAGGCGCGTGTTGAGCAATCCATGCGCAAAATCGCCCAGATGGAGCAGCAGGCAATGGATGCGGCGTCCAAGGCTGCCGCATCGGCCACGACCGGAACTGCTGGCGGCAACTCTACGGCAGGAACAGCGGCCACCCAGGCCGAAACTGCGGCACATCATGACCTGCTTGGTGCGCTTAAAGCCGCCAACGACGAAAAAACAAAGGCAATGGCCCAAATTAGGCTATATTCGAATGAGATCGCACGATTAAAAGCGGATGTCGCCGCGCTCAATAAGGAAGAGCAGCAGAACGGGCAATTGTCTGCAAAGAAAAGGGCGCAAGTATTGGACGCCGCCGTATCTATCGAGGAATACAAGCAGGAAATATCCCAATTAAAGCGGGAGCTTACCAACCAAATCAAACTGGAGAAGGCCGCCGTCGGATCGATCAATGAAATGTCTCAGGCACTTACCCGTATGCGGGCGGTGTATGAAAATATGAGCGACGCAGAACGAGAGGGGGCACAAGGACAAACGATGCTTAAAAACATCGAATCGCTCGACACGAAGATCAAAGAACTGGATGCGTCGATGGGCGTCCATACTCGCAATGTTGGCAATTATGCCTCGGGATTCAATATGCTGGGATTCCAAATTCAGCAAGTTGCCCGCGAGTTGCCGTCGCTGGCATATGGCCCGCAAATATTCTTTTCCGCCATATCCAACAACCTGCCGATGCTGGCCGATGAAATAGCACGGGCGAAGAAATCGGTTGATGAATTGAAGAAAGCCGGGCAAACCTTCACGCCCGTATGGAAACAGATAGCATCGTCGATCTTCTCCTGGCAAACCCTGCTTGTGGCCGGCGTAACCGTGCTTACCCTCTACGGCAAGGAAATAACCAACTGGGTAGCGTCGCTGTTCAAAGGCAAAACTACCATAGATGCTGCTACTGCGGCTCTTGAGCAATTCAATTCCGCAATGGCTCAAGGTTCAGTATCGGCGCAATCCGAATTAACCAAATTGAACCTGCTGTATAGGGCTGCGACAGACCTTTCCAGGCCCTATGAAGAAAGAGCCGAAGCGGTCAAGAAGTTGCAGGACATCTACCCGGCTTACTTCGGTAATATGGCCGCAGAACAGGTTATGGTCGGGAACGCTGTCGGCGCCTATGAGAATCTGCGCGATGCAATTATTGAGGTCGCACAAGCCAAAGCGGCTCAAGAGATTATTACAGAGAATAGCAAAGGGCTTAATCTTTTAAAGTCAACCGAATCGTTCGAAGTATATACCAAAGCACTCGAAGAAGCACAACAAGCAGAGAAAAATTTTGCTACATGGCAAAATGCTTATGCAAACTCCATAACATCCATAAATTCTGCTCCTCAAGGATATAAGGATGCTGCAAAAACAATGCACTCTGCAAATTCAGCCCTCAAAGATGCCAGAGAAGCATTAAAAGAAGAACTTGAAAAATTGGGCGAAATAGGCAAAGATACATGGAAACAAATTGCTGATGATTATGATGAAAATGCAAAAGAATACTATGATACAGTCAATGCTCAAAATGAAAAACTTGCACCTGTAGCAGAAAAACTATATACAGTAAAAACCCCATCCGAACTCAACGCAGAGGCTAAAAAAGCCCGAGATGAAGCCATAAACGCGGCAAAGAAGACCGCATCCGATCAAGAGCGCAATCTAAAGGAGCTCACCAAGCAATTGCAAAAGCTCCGGGATGACGCGCTGCAGGCCGAAATAGATTCCATGAAGGACGGCACGGCCAAGAAACTTGCGCAAATAGATCTCGACTACCAGAAGCGCGCCCGGGCTATACAGGAGGCGGAAGCTGAAATACGACGACTTCAGGATGGGGAACTGACAAAAAACCAGCAGGCGCAAATCGAAGCCTTGAACAAAGCGAATGAGGCCCAACACGGAAAAGAACGAGGTAGAACGTTGCTTTCAGGACAAACATCCCCAGAAGACCTATCCTCTCAGTTCGACGAAGAAATTCAGTCGTGGAATGAGTATTTGAGTAAATACGGTACCTTCCGGGAAAAATTGCAAGCCACAAAAGACCTATACGACGAAAAGATAGAAAAGGCAGGCAGCACCGGAGAGCGAAAAGCACTTGAAGCCGAGCGAGATGCAGCCGTAGCTGAAATTGAAGTACAAGCCGGGCAATGGATACGCGAATTGACAGGCAAGACCAAGGATGAATTATCCGCCCTGAAAGCAGATCTGGAGGCATCGCTGCAAACGCTTAAATCCGAATATAATGCCCTGGATTCGTCAGATAGTGACCAAGGACAGAAATTGCGCGGTGAGATCAATCAGACGCAAGCAAAAATCAATGCAGTAGATAAAGCTGCTTCGAGTGCAAAATTATCTCCCAAAGATAATGCGATCAAGAAATGGCAGCGATTAGAAAAGACGCTCGGTGATATTGCAGATGGATTCGAGGGTATTGGTGATGCCGTTGGTGGGACTACTGGCGAAGTCATTAGTGCGGCGGGTGAAATTGCAACTAATGCAACAAGTATGATTAGCAGCATTGTTACTCTTACTGAATCGTCGGCGGCAGCTATTACAACGACATCAACAACCGCCGCCAGTGCGATCAAAGCTGTTGAGCGAGCATCCGTTATTCTTGCTATCATTCAAGCGGTATTGACAATAGCAACTAAAATAGCCAGCCTATTTAATAATGATGATGAAAAACAAGCGGAAATAGACCGACTGCAAGGCCGAATTGAGCAATTACAATGGGAATTGGATAATGCCAATGCAATTCGGCTCCAAGAAAATTCTTTTAATGCTATTCAGAAGGTAAAAGACGCTTATAATGATGCGACGAAAGCGATATTGAGCGCATACGGAAAACTAAGCCCCTTCGGAGAAGCCATCGTTAAGCGAATCAACGCGGCTAAAATAGAAGAAAAGGCAATCAAAAGTATAGCAGATGCCTATTCAAACCTTAAATATACAGACAGCAATCTTCTGGGGGAAAATAAGTTTAGTGATACCCGAGATAAACTTAACAATCTTGCAGAACAGCAGTTGTTGCTTCAAAAGCAGATTAATGCAGAGAACGACAAGAAAAAAACGGACAAATCAAAAATAAAAGAATGGGAGCGCCAAATGCAAGAACTTGGCGAAGAAGCTGCTGAAGTAATAAATGAGGTTGTAGAAACTATTATCGGCGGCACGGCAGAAGATATTGCAAAAGAGCTTGGCGATGCCTTCATAGAAGCGTTTTTAGAAGGTGAGGACGCCGCTAAGGCCTGGGGTGAAAAGGTAGACGAAATCGTCGCCGATATAGTCAAACAAATGCTGATAACCAGGTTTATAGAAGAGCGTATAGGTGAAGTATTTGATAAATATAAGGCTGAGTGGTTTAAGGATGGTGTTTTTCAGGGGACGGAAGCTGTCACCGATTCCATGGGAAACTTTGCCGACGATCTCAACAAAGTCGGAGAGGAATTTCAAGCTATTTGGGACAGCCTTCCCGATGAAACAAAAGAATTACTTGGGAATGCTGGCGCAGCTCGTCAGGAAGCCACGGGAAGAGGCTTTCAAACGATGTCGCAAGACACTGGAGACGAGCTAAACGGCCGCTTCACCGACATTCAAGGCAAAGTTACCGACATTCGAGGCTATGTAATGGCGCAGACGCAATCAATAATTGGTCTTTTAACGTCTATGGCCAATATTGAAACAGCCATGTACGCAAGCGTACAGGTAAATAATGAGCTGCTCCGATATGCCGTGATGACCTACATGGAAATTGTGGAAATAAACGGCAATACGGCAGCCATGAAGGTTGCACTGCAAGGCATCCAAGAAGATATTGCAGCGATAAAACGCAATACAAGTGAATTGTAACTATGAAGATTCAAAAAGACATAGCTGACCTTAACAAATTTATAGACGGCATCGAAGGTGAGGTCGTAGATTTCATGGATGAGAAGGCGCGGGAGGCATTAATAAGACAGAAAGAAGCTCGGCTACTATCTGGCAAACGCGACTACCTAAACCACACATGGAACTTACGCAGCGCTCTTGGTTACGTAGTTACTTATGAAGGCAAAGAAAAACGGCGATTTATAGGTGACCAAAATCATCCAGATCCGACGGCGGCCATTGAAACCAATAAAGTACTCAACGAAGAAAATAAAGCCGGAACAAGCATTATTTTCGCAGATGGCATGTATTACGCCAGCTTTGTCAGCTCTAAAGGTTATGATGTGATAGATACAGCCGAATTATTTTTAGATAAAGCATTAAACGGAAGAAAATGAAAAGGGATTTACTCATAAACGGTTACGATGCCTTTGCAATGGGTGTCGCAATGGGAGCGGGGTTCATTGCAAGTCTGAGAGCACCCGCAAGCCTCAAAGATTTTGTAGAGAATGACGACCCAAAAAAGGATGGTAAGCAGGTGATTTACCCCGAAGAACCGAAAGTTGCCGCCCGCGATCTGACGCTGACATTCCTGATCTTCGGCGACACGCTCGCAGAGCACACGCTGAATTACAACAGTTTTATAGAACTACTAAAAAGAGGCAAAATGGACATCAGTGTACCTTCAATATCTGCGGATATTTACCACTTGACCTACATGGGTAATTCAGGCAGCTACATGATGTCTGCTGACCTTACCACCTCACAACTGACAGTAAAATTCAATGAACCCAACCCGGCAAATAGGGTCGCAGAAACAGAAAATATATGACAACTCAACACAATAAGAGTGTAGATGCCATACGGACGATGGCACTACAAACGGGCGCTTGTAGAAAGATAAACCGCGTCCAAGACTTCCCCGAGCTAATCAAACTGATGTTTACCCCACAAGGGATCGAGTTCTGCCAGGATCACAACTTCCCCGCAGTCGAAGTGTTCAGGGAAAACCGAAGCAATCTTCAAGGATTGGAAGTATATGTCGACGCTGGCAACATCACGCTAAAGGGCAAAGAATATGTATGCCTGGTCGGTGATACGAAGGCCACTATCGAGGCTTCCGGGGCTAAATTCACGCATACAATCATATTGATGCACGGCGCACGAGCCCAGATCAACGCCAAGGACTACGCCGTGCTGAATATCGTAAATATCAGCGGGGAGTATTCGGTAAATAAGGATGGAACTGTTATTGTGTTATAGATAAAGCCGGGATTACCCCTCCCCGGCTTTTAATTTTATTTAGCATTTTTTATTGCCTTGCAATATTCCGCAAATTTTATTGCAAAATTTTTCTTAGAATAACCATAATACTCTTCATCATGAATATATAGCCTAAACTTCTTGATGACTTTATTTGCAAATACATTTAATTCTGATGGCGTTATTTTTATCAGAGCGGTATATTGCCAATATCCATCATCATTTATTCCGATGCAATCGCATTTTATATTTTTATTCCACTTTGCTCCATCATCAAACAAAATAATAATTCCTGAATTGTCCGTAGTATAAGATAATCCTGTAGTATAAAGAGATAAATAATATTCTTCTTTACCTAATGCATTTATAAATTTCAAAATTTTCGTGGGTGCTATAAAAATATCATTATCGGAATATATCATTGTCGGAGAGGATATCTTTATTTCATCAGTGAAGTCATCTACGAAACGACCCAAGTTATCATTTGGTCTTTTACTATCACTTATTGCATCACACTTTTTTTGAGAAGGCACTTGGAAAGTAGGTGAATTTGCCCAAAAATGCCCCGGGAGTATAACTCCAACAGAAGCTATTTTTTCAATATTTTTAACATATGATTGAAGATTCCATATTTGGCGTTTTAACTGTTCCATAGATGCAGCATACGTTTTCAGGCTATCAATATAATGTCTAATATTATTTATTTGGGCATTAAGTTTTTCATTCGCTTCAGACAACTTAATAGATGTATTTTGATAATAGGTTAATTCTCTTATCAAACTATCTACTTTATTATCTTGGGCTTGAGTAGACAATGCAACTACTACTAAAGATATAAATATTAAAAGTTTCTTCATACCACAGCAGATTAAGTGGACAAATAAAATAATTTCAATGGGTTAGTAACCCAAATTTACAACTTCAAACTGGAATATCCAAAAAAAGCGAGGAGTGATTTTCGCCACCCCTCGCCTCATGTTTTAATGTTGCCTCTCCTTTGTAGCACGTTATGCGCGTATTTGTGCCAAATCGCGGCCTATCCGCCGCAAGGCATCCAATATTTCCTCCGTGCGTTTCTCTGATGGTTTTTTGGTGCCGTAAATATATTTCGACAACAAACTTTTGTGAATACCTATCGTGCGGGCAATCTCCGACACATTCAACTGCGGGAACCGACGGAACACATCCCCTATCACATTATTTGTGTCCGGTTCATCCGTGGTGTAGAAACTCGACAGGTGTATATCTTCGTCGATATCCTCCCAGCGGATGGCATCCCCAAACTTGTTTATTTTCCACGCCTCGCGCTGGGCGTCGGTAGCTTCTTTGAGTATGGGGAAATACTCCAGCGGGCGGCTGTATGTTTTGCCGTCATTAGTGGCTATGTATATCCGGCCACCCTCGAACCAAACTTTTGTAATATTCGCCATAACCCGCAGATGCCTCTCTACTTTTTGAACCCTATTTGGGTTCTCTCCTTGGTTGCCTGCGGTACTTTAATCGACAATGCGGCGATGGCTTGGTAGATGTTATCAAGCTCTTGGCGCATATCTTCCGACAGGTCATTGACGGCTTCGGCATTATCCTCGTCGGCTCGCTCCAATAGCGCCAGTTTTGCCCGGATTTCGGCCAACTCTGCCGTGATTTGGGTTGTAGTGGTAATGTAGTTGCGCATCGCTACGAAAGCCCGCATAATGGCGATATTTGCATTTATGGCGATATCACTATTCAACAAGCCGGATAGCATAGCGACGCCCTGTTCGGTAAACGCATTGAACTTTATCAGCAGGACTTGTATTTTTCATATGCTCTCCGTATGTCGTTGCCTACATTATACCAATCTTGCGTCATATTCTCAAGGTCAGTTTTTGCCTGACGTTGTTTGCGGCACCTCTCTATCGGATTGGATTCCAACGAAAAGAAATGCAAAACGCTGTCTATAAATATAATCAAAAGGCTTTTCATAATAAACATCTTTTCTATGCAAATATACTTTTTTATTAATAAACTGCAAAAAGCGTACTGTTATTGTATTTACACTGTTTATATGATAAAATCCCATTCGCTCAAAATGAAGTGTGGAAAATAAAAACCGAGGCTATTGCCTCGGTTCTATTGTTATTTTCAAACGGGATGATATTGTTTCACCTCTTCTTGCACTTAATCTCGACACTATCGCCGTCCATCGTCATTGTCATCTCTGCGACATTATCCGATAAACTATGGACATCATATCGCGCATATTCAGTATTTTCTATATAGCAAATAATCGTACTTCCTTTGGTCTTATAAGTTCCGCGCCCATTGCCGAAGTATCCGCTTCCATAATAAGTGCCATCTGAATTAAATGTAGCTGACGCGTGGAACTGATCGAATATCGACGATGTAATATCCAGCCAACTGCCATCCTTCTGCTTGAGATGGGTGATATCCCACGTCCCATATATGGCGTCGCCATATTTGAAATTGGGCTCGTCATCATCCGAACACCCTACAAAAGCAACCGAGGCAATAGCCACACACAAGAGTAAAAACTTTTTCATATTTCTAATTGTACTGGTTAGTGCCGCAAAATTATAAAATTCCCCCCCCCACAAAATTTTGGAAGTAAAATTTAACCCCGATGTAAAAAATAGTGCAAAACCCTTTGTGAATTAAAAGTATTTCCATATATTTGTGACGCTTACATATACTCAAGAGTGCACAAGATGCACCTTCGCTGGTGCTTTTTTTGTGCCGGTAATTAAATATACGGACGGGTAACCCTGTGGCGTTGCTGTAATGGCGCGCCAACCTCTTGAGTAAAGATGTAAGCAGCAGGTAGTACCCGTTCGTTTTTTTGTTTTATTAAATGCTTACATCTATGAAAACACAATCGCTTCCGGGGACACCCGACTACCAACAACTCTACAACGAGGCCATGCAGTACAAGAAGGCTTATTTTGACCTTCTCGCCCGCTACTGCGATACGGTTGATGAATACATCGCCGACGTTGACCGCAAAATCGAGGAATCTCAAGCTTCATCATCAAACCGATCTATCGATCCGTTTATCCTTATGAAGATGGGAGGGAAATCTGATGTCACACAATGTAAATAGCCGAGCCATGAAGACAAAGAATCCCAGCCCTGACTATTACGAACTTTACATTGAGGCCAAACGTATTGCCGAAAATAACTATAAGGCGTACGCCCAGACGATGCAATGGCTGAATGAAACCACCAAAAAGCAAATCCAATTAGAGGATTATGTACATGCACTCGAAATGGATGCGCTCAATGCCTATCTGAACAAATCGAAGTATTTCGAACAAACGACAACCACCAAATTCTGTTAGTCATGAACAACATACAAATATTCAATAATGAACAGTTCGGTGAAATTCGCGTAGTCGAATCTGATGGAAATATATATTTCATCCAAATCAAGGATTGTCAACAAGTTACGTATACAATTTTTGATTTCCTTTCAATAGCTTACAAAGCTAAAGATTCACATTTCTCTGAAAAGTTAATCACTTTGCTTGATTGCTATGCAGGAAACAATAATACTTACTGGGGATTGCGACAGGCTGTAATGTATGCAAGATGTGCAAACGAAATACGCCATGAGACAATTGTAAAATATGGCAATTGCAAGACATATTTGATGCGGGATTTAAATACAGGACTAACTAAAATAGGTAAATCAATTAGCCCATCAGCCCGCGAACGAACATTGCAGTCAGAAAAACCAACTATTAGTTTGTTCAAAATAAGTGACTCTCTTATCGAACGAGAATTACATGAACTATTTAGAATAAAAAGAGTAAGAGGCGAATGGTTTAATCTTACAGATGATGATATTGAGCATATTGTTATGAAATATAATTTTAAATAGGCTGCTATGAATACTCAAATTTTTCAATATAATGGCAACCCAGTGACCTTTTATCTTGGGAATGGAGATTTAATGGTAAATGCTACCGAGATGGCGAAACCATTTGATAAGCGCCCAATTGACTATTTGCGATTATCATCTACAAATGAGCTAATTAGAGCCAAAGTGAGAAAATCTCACATTGATGAAAATCAATTAGTTATAACCGAGCGAGGCGGTCACAACCCCGGCACCTGGTTCCATGAGGATATAGCCCTTGACTTTGCGCAATGGTTAAGCGTCGATTTCCGCCTTTGGTGTAACGACCGCATCAAGGAACTACTCCGCTACGGTGTGACGGCATCCCAACCGACTATTGACAGTATCCTCAATGACCCGGACAATGCCATAAAGCTATTGACGGCACTCAAAGAAGAGCGCTCGGAACGTCAAAAATTGGCAGAACTGAATGTGCAGGCACAAAAGCAGGTGGCAGCACTCGCGCCGAAAGCAGAACTGATGGACAAGGTGCTGGACACTGACCAGAAGATCGACGTCGGGCAAGCGGCAAAGATTTTGAATCTTCCTTTTGGCCGCAACACGCTCTTTCAGCGGCTCCGGGAACGCGGCATATTCTTTTGCAACCGAAACGAGCCTAAGCAAGAGTATATTAACCGTGGTTACTTCGAGTTAAAGGAGAAGTTAATTGACCGCAACAACCACGAATCGTTCACGGTTATAAAAGTCCTCGTGACGCAGAAAGGGTTGGATTTCCTCGCAAGACAATTCGAAGTAGTCCAAACGCCAAAGAAGATGGCACCGATAAAGTAACCCCCGTATACCACTATACCCGCACCACGCCGGGGCGCCTCGCAGAAATGCGGGGCGTTTTTTATGATTTTATCATCAAAACATTTGCACAATACGCAAAAGCGTATTATATTTGTAGTACAGCAAATGAATAAACGATATGAATGTCGAACTAACAGAAAAAGAATGGGATTTAATCGAATCTATTCGCAACTATCACAAAGCCTACCCTAACGGGAAAGAAGAGCAAGAGTGGTATATCGAGATGATCCTACAAGAGCTATTAGAACGTGATTAATAACCAGCCTTCGACTATTTTGGCCGAGGGCGCAAAAAGACAAATATGGAAATTATTGTAAAACAAAATCGGGAGACAGTAAAACAGAAGATGTCGGACATTCTGCTGGATGTGTCTTGGGCTAAGATATCTGAAAAATATTTCGGTAAATCGCGGTCATGGCTCTACCATAAGATGGACGGCATTAACAACGGGAAACCGGACGACTTCGATGATGCAGAAAAAGAAATTCTACGCAATGCCTTGCTTGACTTATCTTCAAGGATCAACAAATGCGCTAACAGTATTTGATAGCTTCATTCATTGACGCGATCCCCGGCCAAAAAAGTCGGGGATTCTTTGTGCTATTTTTTTTGCAGAAACTCTTGTATAATGTGCCGAACGGTTACTTCTTTGCCCCCGAAAGTAATTTAACAAGATTATGACCGATATTCAGATTTCAAAAATGAGCGCTTTGGCAAAGTGAATGGAGAACCAATGTTTCCTGTATCAGATGTATGCACTATGCTGGATTGCACAATCCGGGTAAAGCTATTTCAGATCACGTAAACGATGACGAACGATATAACGAATCGTTAGAGCATGGCGTGCACTCAAAGCAATATCTGCCGAACATGGTCTGGAAGTAAAAAAAGATATTCGATGGTAATTATGGACAGGTAAACATATACCATCGAGAGGCATTTGCTATTCTATATGGCAAATAATTGCTCATCCTAAATATTGTTCGGGCAGGGAGAAATCCCTGCTTTTTTATTGATATTTTTACTGCTCCCCATTGTTATTAAAATGCACACCTGCACATTTGCACAGAGGCTTGAGGAATCGCCGAGCCCTTGATGCAAATGATTATTTATTCTCCGACAGGAACAGAAATATTAGACGCACCGGTCACCAAAGAGGCTATCATCAAATATGTCCTCATGGGTGACTACTATATCGAGCTGCCCTTTAATCTCCTTGAACCAACGACATTTGCTCGTGGTTCCCACATCACATATAAAGGCCGCAAGTTCGAGATTATGTCCACGGTGCGCCCGGAGTTCGACAATAAGACCGGCGGCTATAAATATACGCTCAAATTCGAGGCTCAGCAAAACCACATGAAGCGTTTCGTGTGCTTCTGGCTGGGTGGGGACAATCCCGAAGCCGTATTTCACAACACCACCGACCTCGCATCCTTCGCTGCCCTGATCGTCGCCAACATGAACAAACAACTCGGGGGCGAAAACTGGCAGGTAGGCACGATCACCGTTGACAATCCTAAAGCTACGAAGCTTGTATCGTTCAATGGCGATAAGTGCTGGGACATCCTCAATACGATTGCCGAAACCTTTGAGACGGAGTGGTGGACAGAAGAAAACGGCAATCTCGTATCATTATGCTTTGGCAAACTGGACTTTGGTTCCCCGGAAGAGTTCAAACAGGGCAACGTAGTGAAAAACATTCCCGCAAAAAAGGGGGATGATTCGAGCTATGGCACCCGGTTTTACGTCTTTGGCTCTACTCGTAATCTCACAAGCGACTATGGACAAGCTCCGCAAGGCGGTGAAACGAATCATGTATCTGAAATTCGGCTTCGCCTGCCGGACGGACAGCGGTATATCGACGCAATACCTGGTATTTCGGGAAGCGACATTGTAGAGCAGGTCGTGTTCTTCGATGACATATACCCCAAGAATACGGAGACGGTCACCAGTATTGAGACTGTAGACCGGGAGATCATCGAAGGGCAAACGGATAAGGCGTATGTCATGTACTGCAAAGACACGCCGTTCCTGCCTTCGGACATGATCGAAGGCGAAACGCTGGGGGCAACGTTCACGAGCGGTAGCCTTATGGGGCGTGATTTTGAGTTAAGTATAAATTACAAACCTGAAACATGGAAACCCGAAGACGGTTTTGACAAGAAATTCGAGATCATCGCCCAAGTAGAGACATCCGGCGAAAGCCAGCTTATCATCCCCAACGAAAGCCTGCATCCCGAGCCTGGAGATACGTTTGTCATCACGGGCGTAAAACTACCTAAAGAAAGGATCGACGAGGCCGAAAAGGAGCTTTTGAAGGCCGGGGAATCATATGCTGCGAAACACAGCAGCGACACGGACGTATACGACTGCGAAACCAATCCCGTATACTGCCAAGAAAACAAGAAGAATTACGATGCCGGGCAAGCGGTACGCCTTGTGGATCCACGCTTCGGAGAAAGCGGCCGATTATCACGCATCCAGGGATACGAAAAAAAACTATATAACGAATATATCGCCACATATACGGTAGGCGACAATACGGCATATTCCCGCATTGGCAACATCGAATCGGAGGTGAAGGCCAACCTGTATGCACAGCGCATAGGCGTTACCGAATCGGGAGCCTCAATCTACCTTATCACCCGATACGATTCCACTGCCGCCGCAGACTACAATGCCTATTCCGCGCGCCGCGCGCTATGGGAGTTCGCCAACAAACAGTTTCCAGACACCTTTAAGGGCAGGATGACTTTTGATGACGGTGCCCAGTTCGGGAACTTCGCATCCGGGATGACAGGCTTGGGCGGCATGATCGACAAGAAAGGCAACGCCGAGCTACAGAGCCTGAAACTTCGGGGATTCCTGGAGGTTCCGGAACTCCGCTACAACCGCGTCGAAATATCCATGGGCGATACGTGGTATGCCCCGAGTGCCGGGATCATCGAGAGCGTCGACACCGAAGCCCAGACCATCACCCTCAAGCTCGAAGAAGGCGAGATCGGAAGTCCTCGTGTCGGCGACATTTGCATGGGTATCTTCCACAATTTGAATACTTCGGAGAATGCAACTACGGATTATGACGACGGCCGTGGCAACAGGCGCTTTGCCGGGTTTGCCACCTGCTATTTCCGCATCACCGAGGAGCTGGACACTACAACTCACAAGACATTCAAGTACCAACTACGCCCGGTATCGGGAGCTTACCCCACCCAATATCATCCGGCGGCGTCGATGACCTTCGTGGGCTATGGCTCCTTCTCGAATGAGGATCGGCAGACCTCCCGCTACGAAACCCGGACATACCAGCGTTATTTAACGGGAGTTTCCGATTGGGAGTTCACTGCGTCCAATATCGCCGCGCAATATGGCGACCTGTCCAACCTGTCCGTATTCGGGATAAACATGACGGGGTATTCGGCATACCTGAACAACATATACATGTCGGGTGTCGTCCACCAGTTCACGCCCGGCGGCGAAGAGGTGCCCACGATCATAGACCGCGGGGTATGGAGCGCCACGGAAACATACAACCGCAACGACGACGTATATTGGAACAACGGACATTGGCGCTGTCTGGTCGACGGCACCAAGACCGAACCCGGCAAGGATGCCGAGGAGTGGGTATACTTAGGCGGATACGGAGTGCTCGAAACGGACAGCATATTCAAAAAATCGGAAAACGAGCCTGCGAAACCTACGGAGCTGAAAATACCGCCCGAAGGCTGGACGACGGAAACGTTGCCGATGTCGGATCAACGTCCTACGTGGATGTGTACCGGCACCGTTGTTGACGGGGAGGTCAAATCATGGTCTGAACCCCAGCGCATATCGGGGGAACCGGGTCTCGACGGGAAGGACGGCAAGGATTACGAGTGGATCTTCGCACGTACATCGCAATACAAAGCCCCCGCACAACCGCCCACCTCACAGCAGGACGACTACGTTCCCGCGCCATCCGTAACTACGGACGGGCAGGTGTGGACGGACAATGCCGTGGGGCCCGATAGCGACAACCCTTACGAGTGGGCCAGCAAGCGTGTGAAAGGAAATGATGGCATGTGGGGCAAGTTCACCTCCCCTGCGCTTTGGGCGAAATTCTCGTTCGACGGAGCACCGGGTGTCGACGGAACCGATGTAGAATGGATATTCAAACGCACAAGTTCCAACACGGCCCCGAATACGCCGTCTGGCAGCGACGAAGACGGATATGTTCCGAGCGGTTGGACGAACAACCCTACGGGCCCGAATTCCGAGCGCCCCTACGAATGGACTTGCGTACGCTATAAGACAGGCGGACACTGGAGCGGATATTCAGCAGCGTCCTTATGGGCGAAGTGGTCGTTCAATGGCGTGGATGGCGTGGACGGAGAGGGTGTAGAATACATATTCACACGTACGAAAACCGAAGATTCGAGCACTGTCCCGGAAGTCCCCGCAGCTGCTGAATACGATAATCCCCCGGCGCCATGGACGGATGACCCCACGGGCGTAGACGCCACATATCGCTACGAATGGGTGTCGAAGCGCAACAAGGTGGAGGGTGTTTGGGGCGCATTCTCCGCACCTTCGATTTGGGCACGGTATTCTTACGACGGAGCGCCGGGTAACTGGACATCCTATGTATTCAAGAAGAGTGACACGGAGCCGGCCAAGCCTACTTCCTCCGACCCCATTCCGTCCGGATGGAGTGACGCGCCCACTGGTGTCGGTATATGGTGGATGTCCAAGGCTACGATAGACGCATCGACCGGAAAGGCCGGGGCGTGGTCGACGCCTATCCGCGTAACGGGCGAGGATGGGGAGCCGGGGCCGCACACGGATTTCAAATACGCCAAGAACAATAGCACCACCACGGCGCCGGCGCTGGTCAAAACGGATCGCAACCCCGCAGGCTGGAGCGACACCCCGCCGTCGCTCTCTTCGGGTGAATATCTGTGGATGACGCAGGCAGAAATAGACGCTAACAATAATCTGTTGCACCCGACGGTGGGCTGGGCAACTCCGGTACGCATATCGGGAGAGCAGGGCCCGAAAGGTGATGACGGCGCCCCTGGCGAGGACGGCAATGATGGCAAGGACGGCTTGCAGGGTTGCATAATCCGCCTCACGGAATGGGCGTCGGGCGTCGAATACCGCAATGACCTCGACCTTGTCTCCAATGGCCCCAGATACATAGACATAGTTACGATCTATGCGAACAATAAGCAGCTGAAATTCCAGTGCAGCCAGACGCACACGTCGTCCGCTTCCAACAAGCCGGCAGCGGGAGCTACGTCGGCATACTGGCAACAACTCAACGACATGGTGCCGATATATACGCCCCTGTTGTTCGCTGAGAACGCCGTCATCAACTTCCTGCAAGGCATGGAGTTCGTGGTACACAACTCCAAGACGGACATTTCCGAGAGTACTATCATCGCCGGGCTCGTAGGCGGTGATATTCCCCTGTTCGTCGGGAGCAACACGCCGTCCAATGCGCCGTTCAGGGTCGCCAAGGATGGTTCATTCGTGGCCACCAAAGCAGATATTACGGGGACTATCAACGCATCGAGCGGTATAATTGGCGGTTTTGAAATAGGAGAGAGTTGGCTGGTGTCGCAAACGTCTACGGGTAAAGAAATTTGGTCTAACAAACTGTCGGCCGCGCGGGTACTACTGGAATGCAAAGGGGGCGCCTATACAAATTCTTTTGATGCAATGGCGTATCCATTAGGCTCATCGGGTTATTCCGACCATTCTGTGCTATCCGTGGCAATAAACAGAGAATCATATGACGCCACGAATAGATATAACATCGGAATTGATGTATCGGCCGAAGGGGAATATAATGAAAACTCACAGACAGGAAATATTCCAAATGGCAATCATGCCATATTATTGAGAAAGGGGGATATATGCGGATTCAGGTTATTCAGCAGGACATTAACCAGTGCATGGACGCTTACAGACTATGAATCAATCATATTCAACGATACATCGGGTGTGAATTACATTACGCTGCCATCCAGCCCCAAGCCCGGACAAATATATTTTATCAGAAAGATAGGAAAGGGTAACGTCACCATCCAAACCGGGGGCCTCACCCATGTAATTAAACAGAACGCTGGCAGCACCACCAGGAGTGTAGTTTTGGACTATGGCTCACTCGCTATTCTGATGTGGAACGAAAACGGGCAATATTGGACTGCCAATGACTGCCCTACAATGTAATAAATTATGAAAACATTGAATTTTAAGGATTTTAAACTATTCACCGACATTTCACATGTCGGACATGTCGTCGTCGATGCCCGGAAAGAATTTGCCAATGCCATATACATGAGCATGAACGGCATCGTGGCCCACGACCTGGCATTCCGCATCCTCCACAGCGAAGGCGGCATCGAAGTTTCCGACGAGGAGGAATCCATTGTCATCGACACCGCAAAGATGTGCAAGGCGGTTTTCTACGACAGCATCATGTCCGCCCTCAAGGAGGAATAAACGACAGAAAGAATATGAAACGCATCCGTATAGGCAAGGACATAGAGATACATTGGCCGATACTCACCAATGGGGAGCCGGTAGCACTCGAAGGGCGCGACCTGAAGCTCTTCGTCCATTTGCCTTCGCATATGGACATTCCCGTCGATTTCACCACTGAAGGCAACACCGCGATTTTCATCATAAGCGGGGCAATGCAGAAGTCTATCGGGGTGTATCGCCTTACCATGTGGGAGAATTTGCAGAAGAGAGGGCAAACGGCGGTCGACTACTGCAAGGCCTTCGAATTGGTTCCTACGACACTCTTGGAAGGTGGCGAAGACGAAAGCAACCTTATAACGGAAACTATCAACCTTGAGGCGTCAAGCCTTGTTGTTGGATTGCCTGGGGAGAGTGCTTACGAGGCATTCAAGAAATACAACCCGAATTCCGAACTTACGGAGGAAGAATATGCCGAAGCCCCTATCGACGCTGCAAACGCCGCGAACGAGGCGGCAAAAGCGGCAAATGACGCTGTAAATAAGGTCGGGAATATTGACAAACTCCTTGCCGAAAAGGTCGACAAGGAAGAAGGCAAAGGGCTTTCGACGAACGACTACACCGACCAGGAGAAGGAGAAGCTGGCCGGGCTCTCCAACTACGACGACACGGAGATAAGGAAGGAGTTGTCCGACAAAGCGTCCAAGCAGGAACTGACGGAGGCTGCGGCGGGCGCACTGGCTAAAGCAAAGTCGTACACGGACACCAAGACGACAGAACTATGGAATAATGTCAGCGATGTGTTTGACGCCACGTCCGAGGAGCTCAACAGCAACATATCCGGCGGGGATGCGCAGACACTGACCGAGGCCAAAAACTATACGGACAAGGCGATCTCAGAAATTCCCACCCCGGACGTCAGCGGCCAGATCGAGCGGCACAACACCTCCCCCACGGCGCATCCCGACATCCGGGAGCTGCTCAACACCTGCGTAGGACTGCCGGAGTTCAACGACAAAACCTACGAGCTGACCTTCACGACAAAGGGCGGTGCCAAGTTCATCATCGACCTGCCTATCGAAATGATGGGGCTGCATTACAACGAGGACACCCAATCTATCGAGTTCGTAAATGCCGACGGCTCCATATCCTCCATCCCGGTTTCTGACTTCGTGAAAGTGTATGTCGGCTCTATCGGTTCCGAGATACAGGTTACGGTCGAAGGCTCCGAAATCCGCGCCTCCCTGCTCAACAACACCGTATCCTGGGACAAGTTGACACTTGCATTACAGGAGATGATCCAGGGCAAGGCCGACCGCACGGAGCTTCCCACGAAACTGTCCGACCTGGAAAATGATTCCGGATATGTGACTTCGGAAGAATTGAATGCTGAATTAGGCTACAAAGACCACGTAGCCTACATCCTCAAGGACTTTACGAAGAGCTATTATAATAATACGGGCTCGGACATCACGGATCGGAGCATGGTCGTTACGCCTACGCAGTCAGGCGTGACGTCGAATTTCTCCCTGACCAGCCGCATCCCGGTCGCAGCTTCGGACTTTATTTTCGTGCGCATGAAGCTGCGCGTGGACAAAGAGTGCTCTTTGCGGATCATCACCTATTCGGACAATCTCGACCAGCGGGGCCGATGGTTTGCCCTCAAGGCAGACCGCACCTACGAAATCTACTACCGCGGCAAGGCGGCGTCGGTAGCGGGACGGCTGAATGTGGGTATCAGCATACCCGCAGCCACCAATATCGGCCAAAAGGTCACCATCGAGGATTTGATCGTCACGCTCAACAACTATGACGCATGGTGCGACGCCGAGAGCCGGGCCACGCTGAAAAACTTCGACACGGACTCCTTCACCGTGGACGAGGGCGGGACGGGGCATTTCTTCTCGGTCGCGCAGGCGTGCGACTTCGCAAGGGACGCCTTCGATGTCGTGAACAACGCGGTCACGGTGTTTATCCGCAACGGCCTTTACGATCACGAGGCTCCGAAGAATGTGGCGATGGGTTACCCGTATGCGATCATCAACAAGGGGGCGAACCGCATATCGCTTATCGGCGAGAGCCGCGACGGCGTCATCGTCTCGTATGAGAACAACTCCGTGAACCGCGCCAAGATCATCGAGGCGGGCGGCGAATGCACCGTCGCCAACATGACCGTCAACTGCCTGAACGACGAGAGTTATACGGACGCCAGCGCCGGCGGCCACCAAGCCTGCTACTGCGTACATGTCGATTCGACATTTGCCGCCACCGAGCGATATTTCACGACGATTCGGAACTGCAAACTCTTCAGTACGTGCCATTCACCCGTCGGCGCGGGCCTTGCCGACAACCAGACCATTCGGTTAGACGGCTGCGAGTGCGTCAGCGACACGCACGTAGGCACTTCGACGGGCGCGGCCACCATCCACGCAAGCACCGATGCTGCAGCGAAAAATATGGCCGTCGAGATCATCGGCTGCCGCCTGCTGTCGCTCGACGGAACCAAAGCGCTCTACATGCCCGACGTGGAGGGCGGCGCTCCCTTCACACAGGTCGACGTCACGCTGCTGGGCAACACCTACTACACGACGGGGCCGGAGATCACCGATGCCGACTTCTTGTCCAGGCACAAGCTCACGCCGTGGTCGGATGCTTCGTTCAGCGAAATTTCGGTTATCGCGCACTCGGACTGCACGCTCGAAGCGCGCGTGACGCACCTCGAAAGGCTGCTCATGGAAATGCTCTCGGGCAAAGTGCTGATCCCGGAGTTGCAGGTGAAAAAACTGGGTGTGTGGGGCGACAACAACCTCGTCGTCACGGGCGAGGGTGCGCCGACGAAAGCCCCCGACCGCGCGGGGCAGTTCTATGTCGATACGAAGAACAACGCGGTCTACCACTCCGTAGGTAACGGTGCGGTGTCGGACTGGAAGAACGCTTAAACTACATACAACATGTCACAAGTCAACAAATACGCCGACAAGGCGGGTTACACGGCCGACAAGAACCGCAAGGGCACGCAGTCGGCGGTATCATACATCGAGGACGACGGGGCGCTCATCTACGACGGCGTGAACGTGGTGGTGGATAAGCCTGCCGCCGGGGTGGGCGACCTTGCGGTCTTCGACAAGACCACGCGTACTATCCGCTTCGTCAAGGGTGCGACGCTTGTTGCAGAGCAGTTGCCGCCGCAGCTTGTCCCCGTGGCAGTGGTCTATGCCCGGCAGGGCGGGCGGGTGCTGATCGTGTCGCTCGAAAATGCTTTATATAATGGCAGCGGCCGCGCTCGATGGGCATATGAATACGAAGTGAAGCTTTCGGAATTCAGCCTTTCTGCCGGCGGGAGCTTCACGCTTACAATCAACAAGGTTGAATTTACATTTGCCTATGCCGCCGGGGCAACGCTTGGGGATATTGCCGCGCAGATCAACGCGAACAGTACAATAGAAAACACCTATGGCTGGAAGGCAGTCGCCGTTGATTCACTATCCGCTGTTATCATGTCATGCAATTCATGGTCGGATATAAATGGCTACAAAATGATCCGGGCGACAGGCTGCACGCTGACCCATCGGGCCGTGGATGTGGATTACCAGACCACTTTAACTGGGCTACTTATTCCCGGGCCTCGAGAATACGCCCGTCGCAGGAACGGTGTAAATATAGATCGTTGCGGATGCAATTACGAGCTGTTTTTAGAATACTACACTGCAAACGGCAGCACTTCAACGAGTGTTAAACCGGGAAGTAGTGATATTATCCGCGAAAGCGTGTTTACCGAGGCCGACAATCCCGATCTGGTTGCCGTGTATCCCACCTACAAGGACTACCTGTTCGCCGAGCACATGGTACAATATCCTACGGCGTTCGGGACGATGTTGCAGGATGGCAAGACCAACACGCACCTGATCGGGCGGCTTACCTTCGAGGACATTTATGGTAAGACACAGTACCGCTACCCGGCCGCTGCGGCCGCTCTCGACTACGGCATCACCGTGGAAGGGATGACGACGGGGCTGGAGGCGGGTGCATGGTGGCTGCCGTCGTCGGAAGAGGTGTATATGCTAATGCGTGATCGTGCATTGACGGCTTCGGATGCAGAGCATGATTCAATTAACAGAACATTGTTGCGTGTGGACGGGATGCCTCTTTACGCATCCGGATTTTTCCCGTTCACCTCCTGCGAAGCCACAGCCAGCGCAGTTTTTTGTTATGGTGGTAGTTCCGGAACTATTGTAGGCAACCCCAAGTACTCTACCTACCACGTGCGGCCTGTAACAGAGATATAGAGATATGGAAACACAACGACAGATCGACACCCTCGAATCGCGGCAGCTCGAATTACGGGCGGTCATGGCCAAATCCGACGACAGGGCAGCCAAGTGCATCAAGTCCGGCCTTGACTTCCGGGCTACCTATCCTCTGGATTATGAGGAGTACGAAGCGGCCAACGCGGAGTACAACGCGAACGAAAAGACCCTTGCGGAGCTGAGGGCCCGGCGTGCCGAAGAGCTGGCCGCCGAAGAAACGGTTATGGACTTTCAAAACGGATAAGGCATGGATACCTGGCTGCAATGGATAACGGTGATATTCGGTGCCGGGGGTGTCGGTTACCTGCTTATCGACCGTTTTGCCCGGACACGGGAACAGAAAGGCTCCGATTCGGCGGATATGGTGAGCAAAATAAGCGATGCGTTCGACAAGACGTTGCAGACCACCATGCGCTATTCGCAGGAGGTTATCGACAAGATGAAACAGGACGACGAACGCAACGAACGCCGTTACAAGGAGCTGGAAATCCGCTATGCGAAACTCGAAACTCGTTTTGACGAAAAAGAGGCCGACCGTGAATACCTCAAGGAGATCGTCAGCCGCTCGGTAGAGTGTAAATTCCTCAAGGAGGGGCATAATAACGAATGCCCGGTATTGCGGGGCAACCAGAAGCGGCTGGCCGCGAAATGCAAATCCTGCTCCGATAAGGTCGAAGAAAAGCGGAAAGCAAACCAATAGCGATATTCGGAAAACTACGAACAAAAACAAAAGGACAAATGAAAAAGAAATGGATCGTATGGAGCATCGTTGCGGCCGTGGCCGTAGTGCTCGGAATCGTATTCCCGCGTTACATCCTCGTGGGGGTTGTTTGTGCTATGGCCGGATGGGTCGGGCATATCCTGTACACTAAACACATCGCGCAATGACACCACGCGGGCTGCGGAACAACAATCCGCTTAACATCGAGAAGACACGGGGCGGCAATCCCTGGCAGGGCGAGGTCGTACCGTCGAAAGACAAGCGTTTTGCGCAGTTTACGACGGTAGCATACGGCTATCGGGCAGCCTTCAAGCTGTTGAACAACTACCAGCGTAACTACGGGTTGGACACGATCCGCAAGATGATCGGCCGCTGGGCCCCGTCGGAGGAGAACCACACGGACGCCTATGTCCGCACCGTGGCGGAAAGATCGGGGGTGCCCGCCGACAGTCGGATCACCACGACCAACCGCGACGTGATGGTTCCCATCGTTGCAGCCATGTCGTTCGTAGAGAACGGCGTCGAGGCCAAGATGCTCGACGTGCAGGCCGGGTGGGATTTGTTCGTAAAGGCATGAAACGCCTGCTCCTCTACCTGCTCGCCGCCCTTGCTGCCGGGGCGTTGCTCTTCGGCTGGGGCTACCGCAGGGGCGCCGCGTCGGTGGTTGTCGAAGAAACGACGCGCATCGACACGGTGTTCTACCCGAGACCGGAACCGCTGCCCAGCACGTACCGCCTGGCCGACATCTCGGTGCCGGTGCTGCTTTTCGCGCCGCCCGACACGGTGACGGAGACCGTCGTTGTGAAAGTCGGGGCAGACAGCGTGCAGATGAAAGTGGCGATGGAAACGCGCCCCTACTCGGACAGCACCTACCGGGCACAGGTCAGCGGGCCGCGGATCGGCAACCTTCGGCCGACGCTCGACTGGATAGAAACATACGACCGCACGACCATCCGACAGCAGGTAGTCACCCGGCGAAGCCGCTTCGCCCTGACTGCCGGGGTCGGGGCGGCGTACACGCCGCAAGGGTTTCAGCCTACGGTCGGCGTAGGAGTAGGTATTATTTTATGGCAATTCTGACAGGTACTTACGACATCATCATTCCTGTGCAATGGAAGAGCTGATTTACATATACTGGGATGACTTCCCATCGGTTGTAACCGAATAACGGGCCTTGGGATACGGGCATAAAAAAGTCCCCAACGCTTTCCCGCATATACCACTATACGATTGTGCCAACGCACCACATTGAGGACTTATTCCTTGAATCGGTGTGTTGGCTTTTTGTATAGTGGTATAACAAATTTATAATAAAAAATCGGGAAAGCATATGCGTAAATCGGAGCTTTTTGCACAAATACTCGAATGTGTTGCATTTGAAACTGAAATAGCCAAAGAACAAATCCTTTCGAAGGATAAATTTCAAGATGTGGTCGATGCACGTTACATGCTCGTGCACTTCTGCCATAAAAACGGCATGTACATCACCGACATCGCCCGGATGATGCGCTTCTCCCGCCGGGCCATAGAGAAGATGGTCGCCGGGTTCGATGAACGCAAGCGATACAGCCACCCTATATTCGAAATACAGTGCGAACTTATTGCGAAGAAGTTGCCTCCCATCTGCGCCCCAATGAATTGATATGCCTGCCGCCCGCAGCCACCTTTGCAATGTTGCAACAGGTGAACGCCCGGCCTTGACAGGGGCGGCAATCATTCAATAATTATTAAAAATGGGTTCGGATAAAACTTATATTTTCGATGGAGGCGGCTCGGGTGGCGGCCTTGACATCGCGGCTCTCGTCTCGTCAATGATGGGCAACAAGGGCATGGATCCCAACCTCGTAGCGGCACTCATGAACGGTAACAACAACCGTGGTGCATGGGGCGGTGACGGGTGCTGGTGGATCTGGATCATCCTGCTGTTCTTCTGCTGGGGCGGCTTTGGTGGCAACGGCTTCGGCGGTAACAACGCCAATGGCCTTCCTGCGCAGCTCAACGGTGACGCCGGACGGGAACTTCTTATGAACGCAATCCAAGGGAACGGCGCAGCCATCAATCAGCTGGCATCGTCGCTCAACTGCTCTACGCAGCAGATTCAGAACACGCTGTGCAACATCCAGGGCACCCTCGGCATGTCAAGCCAGCAGATCATCAACGCTGTACAGTCGATGGGATGCCAAATCGGCAACCAGATCGCCGCGTGCTGCTGCGATATGAAGCAGGCCATCAATGGCGTCAATGTGGGCATGGAGCGCGGATTCAGTAGCGTTGCCTATGAAACACAACGTCAGACCTGTGATTTACAAAACACAATTCGCGAAACTTCTCAAAGCGGGACTACAGCGATAATTTCCAAACTGGATCAAATGCAGGCAGCTGCATTGCAGGATAAAATTGATGCCCTGCGCGAAAAGAACAGCACGCTGACCACGCAGCTCAACCTCGAACACCAAAACGCCTACATGGCCGGTGTTGTAGGACAGGCTGTAGCACCCGTGAACGCCGCTGTAGCGGCTTTGCAGAATGACGTGAATAGCATCAAGTGCAAGCTGCCCGAAACGGCTACCGTGCCCTATTCGCCTATTGTCGGTGTGCCTACGTGTATTGCCGCACAATATGGTCTCGGATATGGTGCAGGGTTTGGCTTTGGGGGGAGCGGCGGATTTTGGGGATAATGCTATTATTCGCCGATAGGTGAAATGTTCTTTGACTTACTGATAAGAGGCTTCCCAATCCGAAAGCCAGCGCCAATGAAATCCTTTCAATGTGCGAGTTGGTTTTCGAATGCATTCATATATTCCTCCGATGTGAAATCCGTGTAATTGATGGGCTTCGGATGCTGTTTTATATTTTGCAACCAATATTCCATTTTTAATCTGGACAATTGGCTTTCTGTTTTTCTTGTTGGGTATTCTTCGTGCTTTTGCTGCACACTCTCTTGTGACAGGGTTAAGCATGTTCATTGAACGAGTACACCAACGAAGATTACGTGCCACATTGTTCGTCCGGTTCCCATCTATATGGTCTACATATGCATAGTTATTAGGATTGGGGATGAACGCTTTAGCAACAAGCCTATGGACTAATTCAGTCTTATCTACTCCGTGTAGGGATGTAAGTCTAACTCTCAAATATCCTCCCCGATTTGGGCGAGGAGTTAATATGCGAGGTTTAGTCATCCAACTATTGTTATTACCTCCGCTCACGCGATGGGATAGCGATGAAACCCTACCATAATCAGATACCGCGAAATAGCCGAGCGTACCATCAATAATACGCCATTCTTCTCCTTCGAGAGCAACACTCTCTATGAATTCCCGATTTGTCATTGCCAAACAATTTAGTGGTGCCAAACGAGAAAAAGAGGGAAGGACGTTTGGCAAGCCCTTATCAGTTGGTCATGACTCCAACCTATCCCGATGTAAAATTAGTTATAATAACTTAAAATACAAAAATATGGCAGTATTCCCATTTCAGTATGTTAACCGCAGAGGCATACCGGTACTAAAAACTACAGGCGTGACAGTGGAAACCACAGGGGTTGTGTTTTCCTTTCCCAACCACGCATTTGCAAATTCGTGGTACCGGGGACTCGTGCTGGTTGAGTTGGTACAGGAAATCCCTGCCGGCACAACGGGAACACTTCCCGTGCTGTTTGAAACCAACGGGCAAAATAAGAATCTGACGACGTACAACGGAGCAAATGTTACAGTATCGGATATTCCGGGGTCAGGGGTATACCAGATATGGTATGACAAGCAGACCGATACTTTGCAATTGATGACCGGTGCCGTCTGA